CTGCCTTTCCACGGGTATACAGTATGAGGCAAATAACTTGGGAATAGAATAACCGTGCCAGGAGTTGGGTTGTATTTCCAAGTATCATTCATAATAAACTTACTAACGTCTTTGGTAAACGGTAATTTAAATAAAATTTGACTGTCGCTAGGTTGGCTGTTGTCAGCAAGTTCTGGCGCAGATATGTAAATGTTTCCGCTTAAATGGCCGCCTGGGTGGCTATGCATTTCTTGATAGTCTCCTTCAAATTGTTGTATAGTCCAAATACTAACAACTTTAGGCCGACACATTTTTAATTCTTCAGTGCCGCTTTGTGCAATGATAAGTTCTAAATAACCTTGACAAATTTTCTCAAGCCATGTTACTAACCAATTTACATCTAAATTTAGATTGTTAGGATACACTTGTATCTGTTGTCCTCCGCGAATACTAAGCAATGGATTATCCGCATCATTTAAACTTGGCTGGGCGTGTAGTGTGTCTGCTAGGCTATAGATCTTGCTAAACTCTACAGGAGGAACTGTATCAATGGCCAACACTACTGGTTGGAAATAGGCTACTTTTAATGTCATAATAGTTTATCCAATTGAATGATCTCGCTTTGTCTACTAATTTCTTTAACGAAGTAAACGCAATCTGGTTTATCTTTTGTGCTAGTAGGCGTGGCTAATAGCTGTCCATTTTTCATCTTTGGGAAGTACCATTTGACATCATTATAAAAATTTACGATTTCAATTTTTTTAAATTCTACTCTAAAACTACTGAGCGGATTAAAACATAGTGCTTCAAATCCTCTGTCATTTAAACTTGTTAATGGTAGTATTTCGATATCACATCCACTGCTACTATCTCCAACAGCAATAGACCAATCAATCGGCATTGTTACTTCATTGTCTCCGATCCTTAGTATCATTGCTGGCGCATTAAAACTTTCTAAGAAAATTAATGGCATGAAAAAGAAATCTGGTTCGTTTGGGTTGCTATTATCTAGTACTGCAAATCTAGTATTTTCGTCAACCTCATCTGGTAAATTGTTTAATGAGAAAGACTTATCTTCCAATGTTAATATCTGCATAATTCCTTATTTTTGCCAATCTATCTTTTCTAAAGTAAAAGGATACTTGGCTTCCTTGTAAAATTTTTTCCTTTCTGTAAGATGCCGTTTTGCATACTTACAGGTACTGGTTATGTCCCAGATCTGTACGAAGTCTTTGTCTTCTGCTTTCCGAATACCACGTCCAATTGATTGTATAACGCGAACAAAGCTCTTTCCGGGTTCCAGAAGAACCAGATTAAAAATCCTAGGGATATTAATACCCACAGCGGCCACACCGTAAGTCGCCACAATAATTTTATTAGTGCTTGTTTTAATTTCGTCATACTCTTCTTTTCGGTCTTTGGTTTTTACTTCTCCGCTGACAAAGACAGCGTCTTCTAATTCGTTTATTAAAAATTTGCCTGAATCGATTCTATTAACTAGAACTAATGTGTTGCCTGAGTCTGAGATTTTTTTAATTAATTTGCTGATATAAATCATCCTGTCTTCGTCTGTGACAAGATATTTTAATTCTTCTGCGTATGCCTTAAATTCGGGAAGATCTATCATTTGCACTACATTTACGTGGCAGTTAGATAGCACTCCCATTTCTTGTAATTCATGTGCCTTAATGCCGCCGATTACTGGTCCAATACTGGCAAATATGCTTTCACTTTCAAATTTTTCTTTAGGTACAGTGCCTGTTAGACCCCAACGAATTGCGGCATTACATAAGTTTTGTGTCAATAGATTTTTAAGAACTTCTGCTTTGGCCATGTGTACTTCATCGACGATAACAGTCTTAACACCATCTAAAAATTCAGCCAGTGTTACTATTTCATGCTCGTGATTTTTACTTTTCTTATCTAATATGTTAAGACTTTGCCAAGTACAAATAGTATGTGTCTTGTTAAGATCTTTGCGGTCGCCATAGTATACACCAACATCTAAACCGCAGTTGATAAAGTCTTCTTCAGTCTGTTCAACTAATGACTTGTTAGGTACAATAGTAATTGTTCTTCCTAAACTTTCACAAACTTGACTGAGAGTAGCAGTTGTAATAGTTTTACCAGCACCTGTAGCGATTTCCTGCAATGCCTGTGGATTTTCAAGGAATCTATTAATTGCTTCGACTTGATAGTCACGAAGCATAATAGGCTGTCCTTCTTGCTGATGTCCTTTAGGCCAGACCTTTCCTTGATCTGCCCAGTATGTTTCAGTTACTGGTGTAAATTTAATATTTGGAGTTGTGCGTAGATCTTCAACTTCTTCGATCTCTACACCCATCTTAGCAAGTATGCCTAAAATAGTTTCTAGTTGGCTTAGGTAACCATTGCCGCCAAGACCAAATAAACTAACCATTCCATCCCAGCGTCCTAATTTATATGCTGGATGGTATCTTGCATATGGTATCTCATATTTAAAGGTGCTGGCAAGTTTCTTACGCACATCTAGTGGTAAATTTTCAAGTTTTATATTAACTTCGTCTCGTATAATTAATTTTACCGCCATGCGCCGATCCTTGGGCCTTCGATCATTGTAGGTTCGTCAGCCCATTCAATTATTAAATCACAACAATTAGAGTATACACTCGTTTTGCCGTGTCGTAAACCCATTTTGGTATTCAATGCTATTACACTCATTGGTTGCCAACTAGATTTTAAGAAAAACTTTGGAATTTTTCCGCTTTGTACAACAGCAACATTAGTCGACTGATTAAGTTGATCATTGTATGCTTTGTCTTTGATAATTTTATTAAACTCTGTTCCTATGTCACTGTTAGGTAATCTAAAGTAAATGCCAACGTGTTTGTTAAGACCACTTTTTTCCAAAGATTCATCTAAAATTTTCAGATAATTTAGTGATTTTTTCTCATCCCAGTTTTCAAAAACAATCAACACTGGTAGACGTTTTAGTTCCTGTAGAGAATTAAAAATATCTACTAATGCATGTTGCGCAGTATCAATCCACAGTCTTGGGCGTGGGCGATTAGCAATTTGTTCAGTTAAATTTTCACCAAGATTTTTAGGATTTTCCAGAAAATATTGATAACGCATACTTCTGTCATTAATAATATTTTGATCAATCGCTGTTTCAATTCCAAGGTCAGCAGTGATAGCTTTGTGAAAATTTTTATTTTCAATATTAGAAATTACAAATTGATTTTCAAAATCGCTCTTAATCCAAGACTTAATAATTTTATAAAAATTCTGGATTTTTTCGTCAATTTCAAAGTTATACGGTGTTAGTGCTTCGACTAACAACACTATGTTTTTTTCAGTTAATTCTGCTTGAAAGTTTTTATTGTTTAGTGTAGTAATGTCGCCGTCAACTGACTTGCCAAGCGAATTTAATGTTTTTTTAATGTTAGAATTAAATGTAGTTTCAATTGAAATGTATGGTTCTGAGTCAAAATTTATATCAATTTTTAGTTTTTTTATTTGTTCAATAAATCGAAAGTTTTTCGACCAAGAAGGTGTTTGTATTACTGTATTAATTTCTTCTGTAAATTCTTCTAACTTCTTATAATTTTCTTTAAGAAGTTTTACCAGTAGATTTCCTTGTTTTTCTGTAATAAAAGTAGGACGAGAAACGGCACCGGCTAAACTAACCAATGTATTATAATCACGTCTTGAAATCCTAGATTTAACATAGTCATTTGGGTGATTTAAAATTTCTAATAATAAGTTATCAACGGTATTCATAATAGTAAGTATACGCTAACCTTTGTCAAAGGTCAACCACATAGAAAAAAATAGGCCTCATAATTATTTAAGGCCTATCCACATCACTTTGGGCAAATAAGTTATAAACTAGCGTCTTCCATACCTGCAACACGCAGTTTAATAATATTTGATAATTGCCATTGTTTTATATCTAACGCCTTAGTAATGCTTAACCACTTGTTGCGTAGCAAGGCAAATTCATTGATAATTTTTTCAAAGTCTACAACGTCAGCTTCACCTTCTACAAACTTTTCACAGTCTCTAGAAGACAAAGCCCGTTGATAACTTTCAAGATATTTTCGAAAATGCTGACTTTTAAGACGTCGAAGTTCGATGTTAAGATACTCAAGGATAGCTTCAATTTCCTGTAATTGACTAAAGCGTTGTTCGACAATTCCAGGCATAGCCGCTGATGCTTTTTCAATATTTCCGAACACACGAACTTCTTTACGAGCTTCGTCTAATTCGTCATTAAAATACTGTACAGCATCTGGTATATGACTGATATCTTTGGCTATCTTAGAATACCACATTAGAAATCCAATTCATCTACATCGTCGTCACTATCTGAACTATCATCAAGATAATACTCAATAGCGGCATCTAACGTACTATCAACACCCGTTGCGGCTTCTAACACTCGATCCGTTGTACCGAAGTCGGCTAACAAATCAACATATCTTTCAGCCACAGCATCGATAGTTTTTTTATCAATATAATCAGCAAACAGCAACCAGATGTCGCCTATTTGAGTTTCATTCAACATGTTCTTCTTTCTCCTCGGGAATAGTAGTTGTTAAAGGTTTGATATGAAATTTTTCCATTATCATATCTAATTTATCATCTTTCCATTCTTTTCGGTAGAATTTGAATTCCTCACCTGTCTCTGGATCAACCCACTTGAGCCTGTTGCCTTCTTGCTTGAGGATGCCTTGTTTTTCACATAAGTCAACCATACCGCTGTAAGGATTCATTCCAGTCTCATATGGAATTTTAATTTGTACAGTTTCAAACGGCTTTGCATAACGAGTTTTCATAATCTTACAAGCGGCACGGATACCGTTGACTTCTGAAACTTTGTTACCGTCTTCGTCTTCTTTCAATTTCAGTTTCTTCATGGCAACCACGATAGAACTTGCGTAAACGAAGCCTTGTCCGCCCGATATTTTATCATCGGGATCAAACATGTCTTGGCTAGCGTATGTGTGATTTGTACAAACCATTCCAACATTATATGATCCAAACATGTTAACGCAATTACGAACTAATGCTGTAAGTGCTTTAGGTTTACGGCCCATGTCTCCCTTCAAGTCACCAGCTTCAAACTGATTAATGTCGGTAGGGGTAAGCAACATACCCAATGAGTCTATGACAAATAAGACTTTAGGACGTTCAGCCATTTCTTTATACTCTTTCATGAATTCGTGGATAGTTTTTGCCACGTCATCAATCATAGCCATATTGAGCTTGAGTAGTTTATCTTCGCTGGTATCTACGCCAAGTGCGTGTAACCAACTTTCATCAAGTGCATTTTCGCTGTCAATCAAGATAACATAAATGCCTTGTTGTTGTGCGTTGCGTACTAGATTACCTGAGCAGATAAATGACTTACCTGCACCAGATTCGCCGGCAAACACAGTGACCTTACCTAGTGGTACACCTTTATGGAAATCTCCACTGATTAGATAGTTAAGCGTATAATTGCCTGTGCTAATCCAATCTGTTGGGTCATTGAACCCAACACCTAGACCGTCAATTGCCTTGGTCAAGGTCTTTCTAAATTTTGATAAATCGAAGGCTTTTGTAGCCATAAGTTAATTCTCCTAATGATGATTTAAGGGGACCGAAGTCCCCTTATTGCTTATTGCTTTTGACGATTGCGAATCATTGCCAAGATGTCTTGGGCACGTGAGTCGCCACCTTCTGCCGCTGGCGCACTTGCTGGTGCTGGAGCCGCTTTTGCTACTGGAGCAGGTGTATCATCTTCATCATCGTGAGATTGAGCTGGTGCAGACTTTACAGTCTTATTAGGATCACCAGTGTTCTGGCTCATGCCAGCTGGTTTGAAATATTGACCCCAACGTTCCATGTCATATGGTTCACCGTCAACTGATGCTTCAAACATTTCTTTCATAACTTTCAATTCAACTTCACCTGGTTTCTTAGGCAAGAAGTCTGACAAGTTAAACAAGCCATATTGCTTGATAGCCGCATTTTCTTCATCGCTTAATGGACGCTCACGACGTGCCCAACTAGATGTTGAGTAGTCTGCGTAACCGCCCTTTGAACCTTTCTTCATACGATAGTCTAAGCCATGTACAAAGTCAGTTGGCAAATCTTCCAACTCTGGATCAACCAAAGCGGCACGAATGCTTGTAAAGATCTGTGGACCGATGATGAATCGGCGAATTGGATTTTCTGGTTTGTTTTCTTCTTTCAAACCATCTTCCGCTACAAAACCTTGGAAAATGTAACTACGTTTCTTCCAATATTTACGACCCATATCTTCCAATGCTGGATCCTTAAACCAACCACGAACTTCAGCCAAGATTGGACATGTGTCGCCATACATTTCTACGCATGGTACTTGTACTGTGATTTGTTTGCTTTCGGATTCGCCTTTGACGCCTGCAAAGGGAAGTTTGATCATTGCACGTTCAACCCAGAAAAAAGTATTATCTGTGTTGCCGTCTGGTAGAAATCTAAGTGTAGATTCTCCGCCTTCTTTTAAATTCCAGAATGGGTAAATTGAATTGTCCCCACCTGTTCTATTGTCTCCTGAACCTTTTGATTCAGCTGCCTTAAGTTTTGCACGAATTTCTGCTAAAGATGCCATAATTATTCTCCTATTAATAGCCTTTGTTTTTTGCCTGTATTTGCTTTACACCCTGTAAAACAAAAAGTGCATATACATAGTATACGCACTTTTATTTAGTATTGCAAGAAGAATTATGCTCTAAAACAGAGCAGTTTACTCGATTATTTCTTAAAAGAGTTTTTAATATCGTTAACCCAATCTGGGTCAGGTGCATCAGCATCTCCGATTTTGCTAGAGTTCATTGTTACACCTTTGTAAGTGATTTTTAGATTAGAGTACATAACACCGCGTTGTCTTAAAAAATCCGACAACCAAATGTCAGCTTGATTAATAACTTGTTTTGGAGTCCCGACCCAATTATTTTTTTCCATGGTTGAGGTTAAATCAAATTCTTTATATTCGCCGCCCATTAGCATAGATGCCATTAGTTTGTTTGGATCTGCAGGTGTTTGAGAACCTTCAATTAAATTAATATAATCACGTAGGGATTTCATAATTATCTCCTTGCTAAATCGACTATACGTGCTAATGCTTGCTCATCGCTATAGCCGACATTTTCTGCCATTCTATATTGTCTGTTTGGTGCCGCTGCCGGTGCAGACTGACTTGCTTTGACTACTGGTGAGTTACCGATAATTGATGCCGCGGACGGCGCCAATGGGGTATACGGTTGCCCAGTTTCTGGATTAATTCCATTACTATAGCTTTGACCAGTTTCTGGATTGATCATAGAACCGTCCATGCCTTGAACACCAACGTTCTGTCCATCAGCATTGACTCCGGTGTCTTGAGCTAATGAAACTGCAGGAACTTTCTTAGCGGCTGCATCAGCTTGATCAAGAGCCGCTTGTGCATCACTTAGTGCTTGTGCAACATCCTGTGGCGGATCTTCATTGTTTCCGTTAATTTTTGCCATTAGATCTTGTATTTTCTTTCGAATGTCAGTTTGGCCAGTGGTGTCTAATGCCGGTGGTGCAGCCGCTGCCGCCCGTTGTGCTGGGTCCTGGCCCATTGGTGTTTCCATGAGTCTCATCTTTTTATTAAGACGAGCAATACTTTCTGCTAGTGTAGCCGGTGCTGATGGAAATCCACCTCTCATTGGAGAACTTTGACTTAGATTTACTGCTGGAACTGTGGTCTTGCCTGATATCATATCTTTTAACTGTGCAACCAGTGTACCTAGTTGTTTTACATCTGCCGCAGTTTCTGCATCGGACTTGGCATTTGCAGTATTGCTAATATTATTTGCCGCTTGCTGTCGAGCAACCGATGAAGTTGCATCTCTGCTTAACACGTTACGTGTTAACCAATCAGCTTGCCCAGCTTCTGGCATCTTTCCATCCCATTGTTCGATAGGAGGAAGTGCAGGAGGTAGGCCGTAACGTTTGCGAATTATTTCGTCTTGCGGTGGATATTGTACTCGAGCTTTAGCATACAAATCTTTAATTTGCTGTAATGCTGTATTGTATTGTTGTTCTCTAGCATTAGCTGCCGGCTTAGGTGGAGCACCTGCAGGACCAGCTGCCGCTTGTGCTTGTGCTTGTGGAGCTTCACCTGGCTTCGCAGGAGCTGCCGCAGGAGCTGCCGCAGGAGCTGCCGCAGGAGCTGCCGCAGGTGCAGGAGCCGCTGGCTGTCCGCCGCCTGTTAGTGAATTCCATCCTGATTTAATATAATCCAAAATACCTTCGTCAGTTTGTTGGCTTTCTAATTGAGCAATTTTTTCTCTGAGACTAGCAGAGCGACTAGCTAATTCACTTTCCGTAATATTTTTTTTCATATTATTTTCCTATTCCTGCGATTTTGAGCATTTTTGCAAGCTCGTTAGCTTCGTTAAAATTCATACCTTTCATCATATTACTAATATGATTTCCAAAGTCTGCTGGGTTAAATTGTCCATTGAATCCTGGCATTTTAATGTCTTGTGGTTTTTGACCAGCAGTAGCTGATTGAATTTTTTGACCGACTTGTGGCATGATCTGGCTGGCAAAATTCTTGAAATGATTCTGCATGCCTTCTGGATCATCTAAGTTAAACTTTGGCATCGATGTAGGTTCTGCTTTGTTTGATAATGCTTTAACGGCAGCATCTGGGGTCAATGAATCATTTTTTGATCTAAGATGTCCTACTACATTCCTTGCTTGTTCTGCTGATAGTCCTTGAGATTTCATAATAGAATCTATGGCTGCAATCCATCTAGGATCTTGTGCTGTAGGATCCGCTTTGCGTTGTTTGAAGGTGTCTATCATGCTATCAACATCGATATTACCATGTTTTTCTGTAAAATCTTTCATCATGGCATCAAAATCATCTTGCACATCTTCAACTTGCATTGTTCCTGATAAGTGCTTGATTCTACTAAGTTCGTGATCAGTAGTAGGTTTACTAGGATCCATCTTTTCAATAATTTCGATAACTTTCTTTACATGCTCTGGTTTTGCATCTGGATATTCACCGTCTTTGAATCCTTTCAATACTTTAATCTTGGCACGTGTGCCACCGATGGTAAAGTTCTTTTCTTTTGGATTCCAGAAACCTGCGATTGACTTCAATATATCGTGCATCGGATCACCTGATGTTTCTGGCTTTTCAACAGCGATTCCGCATTCTTCACATGCTTCACCTAAGGTCATTACCTTGTATCCGAAATCTAATTTTGTTTCTAAAGTTGCGCCGGCTTCTAATGCTTTGATTAGTTTTGCTTTCAATCCAGCTATGTTAGCTGTACTTTCAGCAACTGGTGCAGGAGCAGGAGGTGCCGCACCAGCTGGCGGTGCAGGAGGTGCTTCAGGTGCAGGAGGTGCTTCAGGTGCAGGTGGAGGTGCAGGAGGTGTTTCACCACCAACTGGAGGCTCAATGTCTTTACCTCCTATTTCACTTTCACCACCGAACTCAATCAATGAAACTGCTCTTGCTAAGTGTTCATTGTTTCGAGCCATGTCTTTTAATTCAAGTTCAATAACTGATCTAGCATCGAGGTCTGGATCAACATCTTTCATTTTAGATAAGAACTCTGGATCAGGAATTAGATCACGTAGCGAATCAATAATGTTGATTCCGGCTACGCCTCCTTTTAGTTCAGTTTTAAAAATATCATTTAGTTCTTTAACTGCATTTAATACTGTACTCTCATTAGAGTCTAATATTCCTTTACCTTTTTGACTGTCATCTTCGTTAACAATGCTGTCTAAGAAACTTTCAAATTGATCTTCCATTGTTTCTTTTATTAGACCTGCTTGTTGTAATGCCTTCATTGTGTCTGGACCAACATTGTTAGCAACCTCTGGTTTTCCGTCTATAACAAGGATGTACGGATCCATACTTCTAATAATTGCGCTACCATCCGGGCGTTTATTAGGTAAAATATATGTTTGTGGATTACTTTGTGTGTCAAGTACTGCTGGCAAATCTTTTTGAGTCCCTACGTCAACAGTTGATAAGGCAAAACCATTACCGAGATCTTTCCGATTCATGTTTTGTCTAACAGTTTGACTAATTGCATCATGACTAGCTTGATCTTTTTGCAATTGAGCCTCTCGCTCTTCTGGTGTAGCATCAGGTCCTAGATATGTGTATTTTTCGGCAAGTTCTTGTTCTTTCTTAGGCATACCTTTCTGAGCCAATGCCTTAGCTGAATCTCTGCCTGTACGATTTGGGTTATGCGGCTTCTTGAATGGGCTTTTATCTTTCTTGCCACCTTCGCGTTTTTTAGCTTCGTCGTCTGTTTCCCAAGGCAATGTTTCTTCGTCTAATAAATCATCAGGACTAAGTTCTTTTACTGGAATTTCTGACTCGTCAACTAGACGGAATATGTAAGGAAATGCTGTTTTTAATTCTTCATTGAATGTGCGTATTGTTAGTCGATCGATCCAATCACTCATGATCTCTTCAGGGATCATCTGCTCTTCACGATCAGTAAATGCTTCTGCAAACTGTTCATAATAACTTGTACGTTGCAAGTTGTGTACTTCTTTTTTAACTTCTTCAATACGCTCTAGTACCTTGCTTGTGATGTCGCCCATTGCTTCTGACAATGCTTCGTTACGACTGACATATCCTTTGAACTTACGTAGTTGTGCTAGTTCTTCTGAAAGACTAATAATGTGTTGACCGATACTATCATAAGGATGACCGCCGTGCTTAATGTGTTCTGCTAGAGCGCGAGCACCGTTGATATGTTTAGCTGGATAACGGAAACGTTCACCCATTGCATTTTCAACCCAAATACCTTCAATATGCATTGTGCGGCCTGCGGCAAGTTCTGGATTAACAGGTTGACTATGTTTAATAATCAATGTTGCCTCTCCTAGATCTTGATAACTCATTCGAGCTGTTCCATACAGCCTATTTTCCATAATTGGTTCCATCGGTGGTTGTTCCTTCTTTTTGGCTTGAAATGTGTAATCTCTTTTGTCTAGATTGTTCTTTCCAATATTTTGTACATCAAAGTTTAGTAGTCTATTTTTAGCAAATTGTCTAAAACTTCTGATAAATCTGTAGGCACCGGGGTGCTTTTTTTCAGCAATATTTCCGCTTACTTGGACTATAACACCGTCTTCTTCATCGAGTGTAATTGTAATAGATCCAACAGGATTGCCTTGTTCTTTATATTCAAACTCAAAGAAACGTGCTAGAGGAATGTCTTCTTTTTTACTTAAAACTTCGGCATTTTCGTCACCGATTTCGATCTCAGAAAAACGAGTCTGTATTTTCCCGTAGAGTTCTTTAGCAATTTTATTTAAATTTGGTTTCATCTTATATTTATCACGCACCTGTCGATATGTATATGGGTAGCGGTGGCTCCCAATTTTCGTCCATTTCACTGTGTACTTTTAGCACTTCAAATACCCTAGGATCCCACTCGGATAATAGCACACTCATACGTATGACTAACAGCAGGCTAGCTACTAGGTCATCGTGCTGTCCTACTTTAGCTTTATAAGTAGTTCCAGCGGCAATAAATGTCTTGAGCTCGCTGATCAATGCACGGCTGTGAATCATCATTTTTTCCTCTTCTATGAGGAATTTTAGTCGACTACAAGCAGAAATCTTAGTACTAAATGTAGTATTAAAACCTTTGCGGAATTTACGTATGTGTCCTTTTCTTAGTGGTTCAGATACAAACATTCCTGGAAATGTTTCTTCACCTAGATCGGCGATAACTACCAATGCGGCTTCGCCTACTGTATTATTTTCTACTGACCAGTAGATGTTGTTGTAATTTTCAGCACCGATTTCGTCTTGGATATATTTCAACATATCACGGAATATTTTAACCTGTTGCTGTATAGGTGTAACATTATGTTGCCATTCTGCTACTTGTTCCATGCTAGGTAATTCAAATACTTGTATAGCGCCGTAGTCGCCTCCTGTACCTAAACTAGGATCTAATGCGGCAATATAGAGATGCTGTGCTGATGGCTTTTTATACCAGCGGACCTGCCCCATACGAGTAATTGGTTCTTTGCCGGTCATCTCAGATAATTTAATACTGTTAATTAATGTCTCATCATAAACTAAGAATTCGCAACCATATTCACGACGGAAACGCTCTTCGCCAATACGTCCCATTTCAGTTTTACGCCATTCTTCGTCACGATCCGGGTGTTCATGCCATTCGGCACGGAATCCGTGGAATCCGTTGATCCCTAACCCGTCTGCTCTAACATCTCCGTACTCGTCAAACTGATTCTGACTCTCTTTCCAGATAATAGCAAATTCATCTTCGTCTGAGTTAGGTGTTGATGTGATAATCGCTCGTCCACCAGTTGCTAGTGTTGGCGATATTGATGTCCAAAATTCTGTAGCAATGTTAGGTTGTACGAAAGCAAACTCATCGCAATATAGTAAGGATATGGACATACCACGACCGGTGTTGCCAGTAGTAGTAGCTGAAACAATTCTTGATCCGTTATCAAAATCGATACTCCCTTTGTTATAACTTACAACTCCTGATCTGATATAGTCAGGACATAGTTCATATCCATAACGGATACGTTGCATAATTTCCTGTGAACCTGTGTATTTGTGTGCGGCAACTAGAATAGTTTGATCCGGATGGAACATAGCGAACCAAAGCAAATATGCCGATGCGCAAGTAGTCTTGCCACTTTGCCGTGGAAGCATATTAATGTTAAAACGGAAATCGTGATAACTTTGTAGTAGTCTTTCTTGATACTCAAATGGTTCAAACAGCATCTTGCCTTTAACAGGATGCTGGATATAGAAAAAGTTTTTAGCAAAGTAGTGATACCCGTTAACTGGGTCAGAACACTTTAATAAGTGCTCAACTTGCTCTTCTGTAAACTTTTCCTTGCTGTGTGCTTTTTTGGTTAATACACCATCTAATGATTTTGCCATACGTTTATTTACATAAAAAAAGGGCTCCTAAGAGCCCTTTTGACCTGCTGACGAAACTTATTTGTATTTGTTGAATTTGTCTTGAATCGGCTCAAGATCTTTGCCTTCACGTCCTGCTTTGGCCAGTGCTTGCATACCTTTCTTACCGTACTTTTCATAACCCTTGGCGGCACGACTCATCGTACGTTTGCCTTCTTTCATGGATGGCGGCGCTGGCGTATCGAAGTCAACTCCGCTTCTAAATCCTTTTTTAATATTCTTCCAAGCTGTTTCAATCCATCCAACACCTGTACCAATAGCTTGTCCAATTTTTTGTGGAATGTCTACAGCAGATGGATGTACGATATCTAATGCATTACTGTGTGTTTTAACTGCACGATCATATGCTTCTTTTGTTTTTGGCCCATTTAATCCATCGGTTGGAATTTTATAACCTCGCCCGTTTAACCATACTTGTATATCATATAGTTTAGGATCGCCGCCGGGAGCAAGTCCTGGACGATCTGCTTGAGGTTTTACATTCTGCTGAATGCGGTTCATTGGCTGGTCTGGCATTGCAGGACCCTCAGCTTCTTTGATTGAATCGTATAGGCTTTGTAGTCTTTCAACTAGAGCTTCTTGTAATGGATTTTCAGCCCCATTAACACGTAGACGTTTTACATCACCTTTGCTGTGCATATCATCACCTTTGAATGTAACTGCATCTAGGCCAAACTGACGTGCATCACTTCCGCCTGGCGCACTGTTGCCATAGCTTTCGTCGCCTGCACCTGCACCACTATCTTGTGTTTTTGGATCGGCTAGCATATCTTCATCTGTGCCTAGTACAATATCAACATCACCGTCCATGCCGTGAGGTTCAGCAACCATAGGTTCTTCTTGATCATCTGCGGCTTGTTCAATATTGCGTAAGATATCCATCAGATCTTTAATGCCGCCGGCACCACTACCATTCATACTAACGTTCATTGTTACTGAATCGCTTTGTTGTGGAGCATGTGCGATCATTGGCATCATATCGCCACACTCGGCAACTGTAGATTCATCTATTGCTCTTAGCTTTGCGCTTAAATCGTAAAAATTCATATTATTTTCCTTTTACCTTAGCCGCAACGTTAAGGCTATTTTTATGTTTAACTGGAACTAGAGTAACTTTTTTCTTGCTAAATGTTCCAACATTATTAATTTTAGTTTCTTGTGCTTTGATCTTAGTGTCAGCTTTAGGCATACTGCTGGCTAATAGTTGATCATTAGTACCATTAATTTGTTTAAATTTTTCTTCTTGTTTTAATGATTTTAAAAATGTTAAACGCTTATCGCCTACTAGGTCTTGATTATTTGTTTGTTCATACTCATTACCGAGTACAGGATTTGTTTTATCGTCAAATTCAGTATTAATGGCAAGTTCTTCTTCTTCTGCCATATTGCGTACTCGTATCTTTGCCGCTTCAACTTTTAACTTATTAGAAAGTGCTTCACGAACTTGTACATTGTTTGTTGGATAGCTTAAGGTTACATCAAAAATTGTTACACCAACATTTTCTAATTTTGGAAAATCTGCTTGTTTTTCTGAAATGGGTGTACTCTTTCCAGCTGAACAAGATTCAAGTTTAAAAGGAGCTAGAGCTTCTTTAATTTTTTCAGCGCAGTCTTTAGGACAGTCGCCAGCAATCTTGATCTTAAATTCATAGACCTTTTTGCTTTCTGTTAAGTATTCTTTAAATGATTTCATAATTAATCCCGATACATTATTTATTCATATTTTTAAGTTTTTCAAGCAGACTATTACGATCACTAACAATGTATCCATCACCTTGAAGCGTAACGCTGTCATCGCTAGCAGTATCTTGATCTAGTTTAGCTTTCTTAAGCTGTAGCTCAATCATCTTTAATTTCTTGTCAATTTTAGCGGCTTTTGCATCAATCGCATTTTTGAGCATACCGCCCGCTACTTCAAAAATACGACCACTATAACGTGCTTCTACATTCATGCCTAAGTCCATTAAATCATCATAGGCGTCAGTGGCACGTTGCGCTAGAGCATCAAACTCGTTGTCTGCTAAATCGCCAAGTCCGGTTACTTTAGGCAGTGCGGCTGAAATCTTGTCAAATTCTTCCATGCTACGCAAGAATGGTGTGGGATCAACAGGAACAGCGTCTGCTTTCTTTTTTTCCTCTGCCTTGGCAATTTTCTTGCTTTCTGGCAAATTAAGAAGTTCTTCAAGTTTTTTAGTCATACTATTACTTATCAACATTAAGTGTGGAAAAGATCATTTTCGTTAACTACGCGAAACTTGATACCTTGCTGTCTGCACCATGCTGTTGCAGCCGCCCATTTGGCTTGATTCTTAACAAACTGTGCTTGATTATATTTGTTCTTGCCTACACGTTCTAGTATAGTTTGGCTAGCAGGTTTAATCTCTATTAATTCGGTTAGGACTTGATTAAATTTATCTTTGTATTGTATAAAAAAATCAGGAACATAAACTGACTGTTTACCTGTTAGTGGATCCCTGTAGGGAATTTGAATAGCTTCGCTAGCCCATTTTGCAACATTGGTATTTGTATCGCAAAAATTCATAAAACTCCACTCCCAACTTGATCTATATGTTGGTACTTTCAATCCAACATATTTTTCCGGATGGCGCATTACAAATTTGCCTTGAGCGAACTTACCTGCCATGTTATACTAGGATGTTGCGTGTTTCGTATAAGTTTACGATAGGTGCTATTCGATAGCCTAAGATACTGGTTTTTTCTCTATATGCGTTTAGCACTTGAGTTACAATTTGGCTTAACTGTACATCAGTTAAAGATTTCATAGTGTCCAGTAGTTGAAATACCTTAACACCGTCAACCCTTGATTGATTTAACAATACGATTGCCGTACTGCGGGCACTTTCTATATCAAAGCCCCTCTTTACAAAAAAACCAACAGTTGCGTCAATTTCATTTGCAGGAAAACTAACTTGATTAACAAAGAATTTGTCAAAGAATTCTCTAGTATCTGTAGTTAATGTTGTTTGTGGTAAATTGCTGGCCATGTTATGTTCCTACTGTAGAATTAGTTGCTACTGTGGTATTAGTGTTGGTATTAACGGTAGGAAATGCTGTGTCTTGAATGCCACCAGTTGATGCAGTTGGAGTAGCAGTTGAAATACCGGCATTTGGATTAGCAATAGGTTCAGTCGAATTTTGATAAGTGTTATTTGTTGCTACAAGGTTAGCCAAGAAACTGTTTGCATTATTTGTAACATTTCGCTGATTAATAAAGTTAGGCGATTCTGAAAAACTGTTGCCCAATGGTTGTAACGGACTCGGTGCATTGTCGTAGTGTTCATTGCCGAACCCAATCGGGTCGCCTGCTGTTACTTCACCGCGGCCATAACTAACTGCTTCATATCCTACAGTCATGGTAAAATCGTGTAGATTTTTATCTTCATAGTTTACAGTAGCATGATCCCAAGATTTAATAATAGGATTATGTAGAGTATAGCTAACATATTCATGACGAGCCATTTGATAAATTTTAATATATGTAAAGAATGGTTCTGTGCTTCCGTTGTCTAGGCCATACTTGTTGGTAATATAATCAAAGTTTTTTATAGCATTTCTGTTGTATGCTCCTGCACTGAGCGCACTGCCAGAGTCGGCATAGTAGTAACTATAATAGTTTTGCCATAGTGTGTTAATTAGACTCATGTTATCATCATGGAATTTAATAGTCGAATCTTCAAATTTATGACTGTATTGAATTTGTTTTTTTCTATTATACTGATTAGCTTGATCACTTGAAATTGTAAACTTTGGAAGCGTTACACTCTTAACTAACATGCCTATTTCACTGCTGTGTCTTTCGTTAATGTCGATGACTTTAAGTGCGGCTTTGTTTATGCCAAATGCCACATGAAATAACCAGTTAGCTTTGGGTGCTAGGCGGAATTGATCGTCTGCAAACAGTCGAGCCGCGTGTTGTTGATCACGAAGTAAAACTTCGGGATTTGCTTTTAATGATCCGTTAGGTGTAAATGCCATACAGTATTTATATGGATAATAATATGGGTAGTTAATGTCCGGTCAATAAAAAACCCACCTAAGTGGGTTAATTATTAAGCGGAAGCGCCACCAGCGCCTGTTGCCGCAGTACCTTTGGTTTGTACAAAACCTGGACTGCCTAAGCCACCAGCTGGAATAATTTGTTGTGCGTTATCATACTGGATAGTGATAGTAATCATCTGTACATCAGCACCTGCATACTTTAACGCTTCGTAGTTAGTAGTATCAACGTAGCAACCATATAGTTCCCACTCTTCTAATACGTTAGCACCTTCAGCACCGTTGCCACCGTCTAACATTTCGATACGCATTAAGAACTTATAGTCACCGCCTGACGCCGCTGAACTTTGCTCAAAGAAGTCAAATTGCTTTTGTAACTGTTGTCCAACTAGTTTAGTAACAGCGTTGGTAACGTCATCACGTAGTTTAACTGTAAGTTTTTGCCATGTTGGTTTACCAGCATAGTGGATCTTGCTGTTGTAAACTTCGATAGTCTTGTCATCAAACACTACGTTTGGACGAGCGGCTTCTGCTACTTGTTTTGTTAATTCTACAGTATTACCACTAGTACCAAAATTTTCAAAGCTAATTCTAAAACGATAGCTTAATTTTGGCATTAGCATGCCTTGTGTTGCACTGCTTTGATTACTAGCTAGCGGTACTGTGAATCTTGATAATGATGCGATTGACATTTAGTTTCTCCTAATTATTTGCCGCCAAGGCCTTTGATTTCACCAGTGTTCTTCAAGCGCAATGGAATATAGATAAATTCGACTGCCTTGACTGGTTCAATCGCAATATCTAAATAAAGTTCACTTCTATCAATTCTTGCAGGTGTATTGTTGCTAGTATCACAAACTACTAAGAAGTCATAGATAGCACGTTGGCCAACTAATTCTAATAGTAACTGCTCGGCTGCATTTTTAATTTCGTTACGTGTGATTGTATCGTTTGGTTCAAACACATATGGTTTAGCCAACAATGACAACTGACGGCGTAGATAAACTACTAGTCGAGCTACGTTAACACGATCTAAACTGCTTGCAGTCAATTGACGTGTGTATTGTCCGTATGCTACTAGACCTGTACCTGTTAAGTATGTTAATGGGTTAACATGGATACCTGCTAGTGTGTCACGCTGTCCTGTGTTCAATGCTGTTACTTGGAATTCACCAGTAGTTGCATCGATATAACCTACTGAGCTAGCGTTAGTAATTCCACCACGACGTACACCAGCTGGTGCAAACCATGGATAAGAAACGTTGTCGCTTAGAGCGATTGTGCGTAGCATCATGTGGCTTGGTGGAACAACAATGTTGTTGCCTAGCAAGTCGCTAGTGTAACCCCATGGATAGTAAACACCTAAGTATGGATCTGTTGTTACTAGACCTTTGTCACTGTTATCGGCTGCTAGTGATGTGTTATTACCCCAGTTGCTAATTGTTGTAGCATCGCTGGATAAACGTGCAGGTGTATCACCTACGATAAATGCTGTTAGTCCACGATCATAATTTAGACCTACCATTGGCTGAATTAGTTCTGGATAGCCTGGGCAAGAAATTAAGTTAAACACACGTGATTCTTCATCACGGATCTGTTGATTTGCATTAGTTAATGCTGTTAGTGCTTTAACAACTACAGCACGAACTGCCTTACGGCCAAACTGTCCTGCGCCTTGGTAATCGTTCGGAGCAATTGACACCCAACGATTTGTGTAGTAAGTAGTCATTACTTCGTTGTTGTAACGTAGGTTACGTTGTCCAGTTGGAACATATGATTTAACATATTGCTTAACGTTATAACCGCTTCTACGCAAGTTCCATAGCAACATACCTTTTGGATATAGTGCAGGATCTGGAGCATCGTAGTCTACATAGTTTGTGCTTAATAGTGAAACAATGCTAGCCGCTGTGCCGCTAGTTGCACCTGTTGAACCCCAACGAGCATCTGCGAATACAACACCGTTTTCACTGGTTTGATCTGTATTGTCGATTAGTACCCATGCTTTGGTCAAATAGTTGTACTTGTAAAGCATCGGGAAGTTTTCAAGATTAGCAGTACTAATCCATAAGTCACCGTTAGCTAATGGAGTACCATCGCTTTGTACTGTTGGTTCAGTAGCACTAACGATCGGACCTGCTGGGTCAGTAGTTGTACCACCAGCTTGTGCTTGTGAATAATTTAGATAACCAACCCATGTTGTTCCATTGTGTACCATGATATCAACATCGCTGATCGCTGTGTTGTACCACATTTGTCCATCTGCCGGAATACTTGTTGGTGCTGTATCGGAAATTGTAACAAACCCTGAACCAGCAACTGTTGGGCTCCACAAACTAGCAATGTAGTTCTTTGCAACGCCATTTGGGTTAGCAAAGAAGTTAGCTGTGGTTGTTGTTGAGAACAATTTGCTTAGTGGATCGTTTGCAGTATCTACTAGACGGATTTCGCCACCGTCATTGTGACTGATAGTGATTGAGTTGTCAGCGTTCAATACCGCCGCAACGTTAGTTAATCCTGCGGCTGTTAGTGCTGTTAATAGCAAGTTAGCATCGCCAGATGCGCCTGTAGCAGTGAATGATATGCTCACTGCTGAGCTCATTGATGCGCTGCCTGGATTACTTTCGCTGATTGTAAATGTATTTGTACCAGCAGTGAATGTGCTTGTACTGATAGCGTTAGAAACAATCTTAGTTGCACCTACACCGCTACGGATATAGAACTTAAAGTGTGGCAGGCCTGGGCTTGCTTCGTCATCGTTGTACTTGGCATATACTGTTCCAACTGCTAGGTTTAATCCGCCGCCTGTTGAATCTAAGTTATATAATGCTGAATGTCCGCTAGCATAGAAACCAACTGTTTGTGTTTGGAATGCTGTTGCGGCTGTGTTGTATTTCTTAAGGATAAGATCTGCACCTAAGTTAGCAGAAGTTGTCTTGATCCAAAGGCTTCCTGTTGGATAACCGTT